ATTTTGGAATGACACTGCTCCTACCTCGACAGTAATTTCTGTCGGTACAAATAATCAAGTGAACGAAAACACTAGAGCACAACTTCTTTATGCTTTCAGGTCTATTCCAGGTTTTTCAAAAGTGGGATCTTACGTTGGAAATTCGAACGACGATGGTGTCTTTGTTTATCTCGGATTCAAACCCGCTTATTTGCTAATAAAAAAAACCACAGATTCAGGTGGTGCCAATGATTGGTTTATTATTGATTCTAGTCGTTATCCCGTAAATGGAGTCACAACCCCGTCTGGATCTATAGGTGGAACTCTAGAAGCTAATGATACAACCATCGAAGAATCTCATGCAACAAATTGGACAGACAATCAAGGCATTGAATTATTGTCAAATGGTTTTAAATTAAGGACTAATTCAGGTACTATAAATGCCTCCGGACGAGTGTATATCTACATAGCGTTCGCCGAGCAACCATTCAAATATGTCACCGCGAAGTAATAAATAAGAGAAAGGATTCATTAAGGAGTTTGATATGACATGGGCTAGAGTTTACAGAGGAGAAGTTATTGAGATTTTTGAACAAATTCCTGCTCGCTTGGAAATCAATGGTTTCACTTTCGATCAAAAGGTTTTTCGCAATGAACTGAAAAGAGCCGAATTAGGTTTATTCGAGGTTGTCTATCCTTCAAAACCGAATGCACAACGCTTTAACATCACTGCAACAAACATCGTCTTTAATGAAAATACCGGCCAAGTAGAAGCTTCTTATGAAACTGTCGAACGGTCAATCGAAGGTGCTAGAGCATCGTTGCTAGAAAAAATCAAACCTCTATATGATTCAAAACTAAAAGAAGGCTTTGTCTATATGGGGAACAAATATGATATCGATGACCGCGCGATTTTGTTTATTGATATCGAATCCAGGGCCGCACAAGACGATAATGTTGTCTGGCCTAATCCTTATTATTGGCGTGATTACGACAATGATCTAGTAAGTATGGGAAAGCAAGAAATGGTGGCCTTTGCTTATGCTGCTCGCGATTTTAGACTAGCACTTCAATCAGCCAAATGGCAACATGAAGCTCAAATTTCTAAATTGATTACTCATGATGCGATTGAAGCTTACGATTTATCGACTCTTTGGCAATAAAAGAAAAGAGTACCCTAGTTGACTAAGGTACTTTTTTGTTGAGTAAGTAATTGATTTTCTTATTAGAATTATTGGAAAAGACTAAATCAGAGGTCTAGTTTCTCTTTGAACTCAATTAACTCGCGTCCCGTTAATCCAGCTTTTTCAAACCACTCTTCCTTTTCGACTAATGAAACATCGACTAATGCTTTCTTTGCCAAAAATTTCACTAGATCCCCTTCCATTCGACTTAATGAAATCGATTCACTTATATAATCTTCATATGCTTCTAAAGCTATTGGACAACTATTCTTAATTAATTCATGCATCGCATTTGCAAAAACTTGAATCTCCCATTGAGCGTGAGAATCTTCTCGCAATTTCAAAAAATGTAGGAGATTCTTAAGATCGCATTTCCAATACCATTCGGTATAGTTGTTCAGTGGCAATACCATTCTTGCTAGCTCTTTGGCGATGCCGTCAAAATCGTCGTCGAACATATCGCCATCAAATGGACCATAAGATGCATCGGGATTTTCTCTGTTATTCCCCAATAGAGTCTGATAGATGTCATAATTGGTTTCAGATGCAGCATTGATAAACCACTCCGCCGACTCTTTGTTTTTTTTGTCCATTTCACCAGACCGACCTTGATGATTTGACTTTGATTGAGGTGCTAGAACATCAGGTGACGGAATGTAAAATTCATTAGGCATTTCAGAATAGCGTCCTGAATATTCATTCACACTTGCAGTCCGGTGACGGATCAACTGTCTAGCCACAAATATTGGCAATTTCATGTGGAATCTAAATTCAACTTGCTCGAACGGACTTGTATGATTGTGACGTAGCATATATCTAATTAGATGTCGATCTTGTTCTGGCATTCGATTTGCATTATTTTGTCCGTATGATACTCTCGCCGATCTTACGATGGTTTGGTCATCTCCAAATGATCCATCTAACCTAACAAAACCGTGATCTAAGCATTTGATTGCATCCGGGTCGTCTTTCATTTCAATCCATGCCGTCATTTCATTCCTCGTTTCCAGTTATTACCAGGACACTCAACACTGCGTTGAGTATTTCCATTTCCATCATTCCACCAAACTCTTCCTTTAACGGTTTTTGCATTAGGTGATCTTTTTACAGTTCCCATTGATTCTATCCATCCATCACCGGGGCAGTATACACTTCTTTTTCGTTTGTCAGTTGATACTTCTAGCCACCATGTTGATCCCTTCACAGCCTTCCCACCACATTTATCGTAACTATGACAGCCGGCTCCTTTCTCATATGATGCTCTACCACCTCTACTAGCATTTTCTCTTGCGAGGACAGGATCTGCATTTATAGCATGAATACCAATCCCTTGATCTCTAGTAGCTTTTCCAACCTTAGAAGATATTTCCCTTCTTCATTTCTTCTTCATAATCGGATCAAGGAGCTCGTTAATGTCCTGTTCTACTTCTTTCTTGATCACCTCATAATTGAAGTCAATTTCTAATCCCGCCACAGAATCTTGTTCTGAATCAAACCGGAGGGTTTCCATTGCATCACTAAGCTCTTGATTATCCTTAACATCTATCGTTGAACCGTCTATTAGACGGATAGTCATTTTAGTGATAAATCGTTCAGGAACTTCATCAACAAAAATTCTAGATAAAATCGTCTTCCATGATTTTCTATCCATCTTAGTCGGTGATCTTTTGTTGGGGATTATCCGCTTTTTTCCTTCGAGTCTGTGCAGCTTTCAATGCAGCGTTGGTCTTGTATTCTTTCCCGCTTTCTTCGTCAATGAACGGTCCAGAATCTATACCCTCTACCAGCGCAATAAGCTCGTCAACTTCAACATCTGATTCTTCTTGTAGAGTTATGAAAGTTTCTTGACCAGGACGCAAAGCTGGATTGTAATTATAAGCGCGTTCACGACGTGCACTGGCGTCGACAGCTGCTTGCCGTTCAATCAGGTCAGCTTCCAATAATAGATGATTTGCTATTTTCTTTTTTTCAGCCTCATTTGTAGCTTGTCTATTGGCGTTGAAATTGTTCTGAGGAATATTCGGAGCTACATTCTTTTCATCATGAACAACCTGTTCATGTTTTTCATTTCTCACTTGAGAAAGTCGATCATTAATCTCTCGAAGATTAATGTGATGGCTGTTGTCTGGGGTCATTATCACATCATCAACCTTCACCTTCAAGAAACGGTTGGTTTCGAAAAGAGTTTTGGACATGATGGAGCCATCGGGGAAGCGACGCTTTGAAAGAATTTCAAGCAATTTCGTTTCGTTCTGAGCATCTTTTGAGAAGACAACATTCATTAACGAGTCTTGATAACGGATTGGAAGGGTGTCATATTCTATCACCAGGCAGTGATCATTATCATCTGGCAATGCCATCGAAGCTACAGCATATCGTGCCTCGGTTGATTTATTTTTTCCGACATGTCTCATTTTTTTGTCTCCTGTTTTTGTTTTGATTCTTGTTCTTTTCTTTGCTGTTCTTGATATGCGAGCAAAAAATTCTGCATCTTTTCATAAACGGGCATGATCTGTAAAAGTTCCTGTGCAGAAAAAGAACCTTTGTTTATCGCTGCTTCGATGATCTTAAAAGAATCGACTATATCAACCACATCAAACGTTAATTCAGTCATTGATTCTCCTTGAGGTCATGGTACGCAGTTAGAAAGTTTGCTAATTTTTGATGCAGCGGTAAAATAACTTCCAGTTCGTCTTCTTTAAAAGTCTTGCGATCGATCGCCGCCTTCAAAGATTTATGGAGATTTTCTAAATCCCGTACATCTAATGGTTCAGGTTTATTCATTTCTAATCCTTATTATAGTGAATGTTCACTAGTCTTGTCAATAATAATCGTGAGAAACCAATTCAAATAACCGGTTGTCTTCTGATTGCTTAAGAGTGATAGAAAGCAAGCGTCCTCCCTTAGAAGACCCGGCGTCAGTAAAAATTACCTGACCACCATGCCCATTTTTCTCAATCACTAGATCTTCGTTGCTTTTAATATCATGTCCTACTATCACAATCACATCTTTATTTATTTTGTTCACCCAGTCATATCTACGAATAGGGAAGCCATCATCATTCTGCTCGTCTCTGGACACTTGACCAAAGTATGCAGAATTTCGGATCTTTCCGTTAAGTCGCATTGTCTTTTCAGTTGAAACCCAATACGCCGGTTCCAGTGCTCCATGGACGAAGCGTAGATTTTTGAATTTTGCGATCAACGGGCTTCCATCGATCATCCAAAAGAATAGATCGACGAATTTTTCAAATTCATCTTTAGAAAGTTCTTCAAGCTGCTCTAATGTTTTGAGGATGCCACCTTTAAGTTTGACTCTAACGTCTTGTTCTCGAAGACCAATAAAATATCTAGTCAGCTTTCTTTCATGGTTTCCTTGGATAAGAATAGCTTTATCTTCAGCTATAAGCTTTGCCATTAGACGAACAGTTTCAACTGAATTTGTTCCGTAATCCACTATATCACCGAGAGAAACCAGATAAAGATTTTCTTTCTCGGCTTTTTCTACTGCTTTTAGAAAATCAGAGTAATTACCATGAACGTCACCTATTGCGAGGATCCCATCATGATCTCCTATGTTAATATTAATGACCTCTTGCATAATTTAATGTAACATAGATTATGAGTTGAGTAAATATCTTTATTACTTCAGATAGGAGATAATTGTGAAAAAGATTCTTTTGACTATGGCATTTATTTTATTTTCGAGTTCTGTGATGGCACAGGAACTTCTTTGTGCACCTCGAAATGAGGTTTTGAATAGTCTTTCCAAAACCAATGGTGAAGACCTGGTATTCACCGGCATCAGAACAATTCCTCTCCAGGGGAATATGCAATGGTTTGAGGTAACCGCATTGATGGAATTTACGGCAAATCCTAGAACTGGAAGTTGGACAGTTTTGATGACACGACCATCCGGAATATCTTGTTTTGTTTTTGGTGGAACAAAATTTAATTCGTATATTCCTGACCTCGGATCAGAAAATAAAGAACAAAAAAATGATCTCTGGGAAGAATAATTCTATCTGACAAAATTTAAGATTGTCTGATAGTCATCCCACGCTAAAGAAAGCGTGGGATTTTCCCTATGTAATTTTATGATAGCTGTGGATTGATTATACAGAGCCCGATAAGCGTCAGACGATACTGTTTTAGTTATAAATTTTGAATTCACTATAACCTTGTTCGTCTAGTACAGACAATGCAAGTTCAATTTTTTCATAATCTCCGGAATTCGGATCAAGCATTTCGCTTTCCTTTCCAGAAATAATAAGCCACTGGAAAACGAGGGATACCATAGGTTGACTTGTTCTGATACCGGATCGTTACTTCAGTGCCTATGTATTCATCAGCTGACTCAGTCAATTTCTTCAAGAATTCTTGTGATCCTTTAATGCCGGAATCAAACACGTGTTCACCATCAGTGACCGTCACCGATTTAATCATCCCTGAATAATTTCCTTTTCCTTCATTCATTGAGACGACAGTGAATTCTTCATCTTTGAACTCTTTCCTCTTGAGAAGGAATTTCGAACGTTTTCCTTCGTATTTTCCTGTGAGATCACGGATCATCTGTCCTTCAAACCCTTCTCCCATGTACTCTTCGTAGAGTTCATCGAGTCTTCCCTGGTCACCAACCAAGTCTGTCTGGACGAATATAACCATCGGATCATTGATTTCTTTGACCATCTGTTCCACTTCACGCTGACGAATTTCAAACCCTCCAGCAATAACAGCATCGTAGATATGTAACTGAACCATCTTACTAGATGCATCAAGGTCTTCTGGTTTCGGCTTTGATTTTCGTGCTAAGGATATTAATTCTTCAAAGTCTTCTCGTAGAGCATGATTATAAAGTTCACCATCTAAGACCAAGTTTGGATTTTTGTCAAACAACGATTTCACGGCTTCAAAGATATGAGGCGAAGAATGAATATGTTTTCCACTTCGACTGAATAATCCAGCCTTACTTACTAAGCAGCGCATTCCATCCAGCTTGGGTTGAGAATAGATTGGGAAAGAGCCTTTGAATTTATCATCGTAATTATGAGCTAACATTGCCTTGACGAATTTTACTTCATCAACATCTGCGATATCACGGAAATAATGCTTCTCAAGTTGCTTGTCGAATCGTGCTATTGCTTCGGCATTTGCCTGTTCTTCATCCGTGGTCTCATTCGACTTACCGAGGTTTTTTCCAAAGCACTCAGTCCATTCACTTGTGGTCTTTTTGCCGTCAGTCTTACCAGAGATCGTCCGGAATTTATTTCCTTCGACTTGAATTGCCCACTGTTGCACCTTTCCAGTGCTTGTGCGTTTATAGATTGTATCAGAGACTACCATTGATCACTCCATTGATTTTCATATGACTCTTTCCTAAGTGTCTTTATTGTAACATATTTTAGAGGAATGTCAAGAAGGAAGTTGAGAAAGGATGGTATGTATTGTGTTCAAACAAACGATGAATTCATCTCTCTTAAATATAGCTTCTGACAGTGCTCGGGCTGTCAATGTCGTTTCATTGACATCAACTTGTCTTTTCTTTAGGCGTTCGATAAAATTAACCAATTGAATGCTATCTTTTTCAATAGCTTCGATTATTTCCTTTCGATTTTTTTTAACGAAAGCAAGAATGAATGTATTGATTTCGTTCGGTTTCGAAACAGCATAATCTCCCATCTTCTCATGGAAAGCTCTGCTAGCTTCATAGGTCAAAATCAAAACTGGATTTTCATCAAATGGATATCCCGAATGAACTGATGGGCTTCTAAAAATAGGATTCAAAGTTTTGAAATTCTTCTTAATCCTTCGCAATCGGACGATCTCTGGATTTTCTGATTCCTGCAGTTCTTCGTTGATTTTCTTCTTCTTATCTTCGATAAAGATATCGTGCATCGTCCAGATAATCTTTGTTAATACTGGGTCATCTTCCACGGAAGTTTGCCAATAATTACAAAGAGTCCGGATATCTTTAAATTCTTCAAGAAATTGATCCTCTGAAATGAGAGATGGAAGGATTCCCGTTTCTAAGAATCCTTTCAAATATTTTTTGATTTTTTCCTTCTCGAAATTAATTATGTTCATTATTTTCTTCGAAGTATGTCACCAAACCAAATGGAGCTTCCCAATCCTTCTGGCCGTGAATTAACCAGATCGTGTCTACGTAGTCGGGATCACAATCTGCGAAACCACATAATCCATCAGTGAACATCAAGAATCGATCTGGTTTGATTTCGTTCTTCTTCATATGATTCCAGTTGATTCCGAAGTTAGTTCCGCCACCACCCTTGATCGTAAAATCTTCGATCCGATTACCGTTCGTTTCGTTGAAGACCATCTGCGTTTTACTGTAGACTATATGATCGAACGTCCATACCGTAACCGTGTATTGTTTGAACTGCTGCATTATTCCAGCTACTTCCGAGAGTAAATCAGTTCCCTGTTGGATTGAAATCGAACCACTCATATCAATCGCCACGGCAACGTTAATTGCCTTTTCTGGAACAGGACCTGGCATGATCCAACCTTGGGTCCAAGACCGACGATGTGGATTAATCCAAGAACGATGTGGTTTGAAAGCAGACTCAATCGAAGATCGAATCAATTCTCGCCAGTTTTTACGAGGTTCTTTGAGCGTTTTGATCATCCGTTTGATTTTTCCCGGTATCTGACCGGCATCACAGGTCGCTTCTGCATTCATGACCGACTGAAAAAATTCCTGCTCTGCCCTCTCAATTTCATCTGATGACATCGAAGGGAGTTTTGGGAGTGCGTCTATTTCTTCTCCAAGAGTTTCACCATCATCTTCTTCTTGTTTATTATCTTTATCATCACCTTCTTCAGGATCCATGTGCTGATCCATCGTTGATTTTTTTGGCCATTTTTCGTCTTCAATAATCTTATAGATTTCTTCGGCTGACATTTCCGCGAAACGTTCGTCATACAACCAAGAAGGCTGAATAGAACCAATGCCTTTAATACGAGTTCCGTCACCTTTGATATATTCTTCGTTCACAATATCATAGTTGATCTCATAATCACCTGCCATATTCCAATAATCAGCGTCTCGGCCTTCTCGACGAAGGAAATGACCATGCACACAATGCTTCAATTCATGTACAAACGCGGCGACCCGATTATCATGGGTGAGACTCTTGACAAAATCTGGATTGTAGAAGATCCGTTTATAATTCGTTGCTAAGGTTGGAATAGATTTTACCTCTACCAATGGCATTTTTGAGGCTAACAAACCGTAGAAGGGAAAATTCAACAAAAGATCAATTTTCGCATCTTCTAAGGTCTGTTTAACTGTTGGATCTGCTTTCATGATTTCCTCCAATATTACCTTTATTATACACTCTTCTGGCCTTTTGTCAAGACTTTCGAATATATTTGGAGATCACCGCACCATGCTTCTTAATGAAATCCGAAAAAGCTGGCATCGACTGGGCATCCAACCGAACCTTATGTTTCGACATAGCCGTCTTCACAGCCATGATCAAAATCCCAGTGCTCCCACTGAAGTTCGTTGAAATGAACGTCAAAAAATTATCACCGAGCTTATCGTAGTCTTCTTTCATCAGTTCGCCAGCCTGTTCTGCATCATAGAACTCTTTCAGTTTGTAGCAGAGGCTCGTCGCCATGCTGTACAATATGTCAGTCCGCCTGTTTTCAATCGTCTTCACCTTACCAGTCAAAACATCAATCGGATCGGGAAGATCTTTGGTGACTTCACGATAAGCAAGGAATTCAGTCGCCAGTCCCTGACCAACTCGACCGGCGATCAATGCCTGTTGGATACCATAAGGAAGGTCAGCCACCAAATGATCATCGATCTTTGCCCAAGAACGAGGAGTAGAAAACGTTAAACTCTTCCCAAGCTGATCATATTGTGCGAGGGCTTCCATTCCTTTGTGAGCAATGAAGCCGATGATATCTGCATGGACGTTGTTATCGAGAGCCCAATCGGTCCAATCTTCAACGTTTGGTTTAATTTCAAGGTGAGTAAACCGATCTGCCAAAGGTGCCGGAAGATCAAAATCACTACCATAGTCACCTTTTCGGTTACCTGCAGCCATACAAACCACATTTTCAGGAAGAGTGTAAGAACCAAGTTTCCGTTCTTGAATCAACTGATATGCAGCCGAGAGATTCGTTGGGATAGCGTGATTCATCTCGTCAAAGAAGATGATCGCTTTAGTGTCTGGATCTTTTGGAAGAAACTCTGGAAGAGCCCAGATCATAACTGCATCTTTTCCTTCGTGTTCTTTTGGAATCATTGGCATTCCACGAAGATCGATCGCGTCCATCTGTGACATGCGAATATCAATAAAAACGTAACCCAACTCTTCAGCGAGCTGTAAAAGAATCTGAGATTTACCAACCCCAGGAGGTCCCCAAACAAAGGCTGGATCCCGTATCGAAACACAATGCACGAGTGCCTGTTTAAGATCTCCAGGACGTAATGCTAATTCTAAACCTGACATAATCAACTTCCTTTTCCAAAGTGTATATTATAGTAACACCTTCTAAACGATTTGTCAACTGTTTTTTCGACCCAAAAATAAATTAAAATCATTATCACACAAGATAAGATAAGATATGATATCTGGATCGTAGGTGATAAATCGACTTGAATCGACCAAAAAGGGGAATTCATGTTTTTTTAAGATAAGAGTTAGATCTTTGGGTGAAATCTGTTTACAGTGCTTGATCTTCACTGTCAGTGGATTTCCTAAGGCCTTTGATTTCTTTAACCATTGCGCTCCTTTTGGAGTTAGTCGCAATGGTGATCTATTCATAAAGCATTCGGTGATAAACTTCTTGTCAGAAAGTGAGGCCGGATAATCAATAACCGGCCTCACTTTTTCTAAAAAAACCTGATGGAATTTATGCACTTTTCTTGGTGAAAGTTTCGAATTCTTCTGCAAGTTTCTTATATGATGTTTCGTTCAAATTATCAGGATTCTTCAAAGAATTACTTCCATGACGGGCATGAACAAGGCGTTCATCGTCCGTAGAACCACCTGATTGATTATCTGAAGTAACAACCGGAGCGTCACGATGATCTCCTCTGTTCTCGAAATCAATGTCTTCTTCCATATTCCCGGAAAGAATCTCAAACATCCTTTCCTCGATTTTTTCGAAGTCGTCAACTGGATTAAGTCCTTCTTCGCTTGAGATATTATCATACATTGCTGATAAACCTTCAGAGTCTTCGATGATATCGTCAATCATGGTACCGCCTTGTTCCCAATCATTCAAAAAAGCCTGTCGATCTCTATCAGAAACGGTTTCTCTTGATTCGTCCGTCATGTTCATCGTTTCTCTCATACTGTCACGAAAGCCTTCATTCTTCTTATTTTCTTTTGTAGAAACATCTTTACAATCAATGCTAGTGTCTTCTTTGATGCCCGATGCTCGAAGAACACCATTTATTTCTTCCTGTAGATCATCCTCATAATAAAGTTCCAATAATTCGTCTTTCATTTGATTGAATTCTCTATCAGACATGCGGTTTACCAAATCTCTTAAGGTTTCATCATCGTTATTTCTCGAGTATTTTTCGACGTATCGTTCCACGATAGATGTGAATTTTGCTGCATCTTCACGAGAAACCATCACATCTAAGTCTTCGATGAAGTCTCCTTTTGTCTCAAATCCGGCATACTCTTCCATCATTGGTTCTTCAATTGGTTCTGATCCTAATTCACCTGGAATACCCTCATCATCCATTGGTTCAGAACCCAAGTCATCAACTGGAACTTCGGTGCCAGTAAACATATCATCGCCCATTGCATCATCGCCTGGCATCAGAGCATTGGTTGATCCTAGCCCTAGGTCAGCGTCCATAGGAGAACCGATACCATTGACACCATTCGCTGCTTGACCAGCAAGAGTCAAGATACGAGAAAGAGCGTCTGCGTCAGCCGAGTTCAATCCATCAACTGATAAGGTATAGCTTGCTTCTGATAGTTTTTTCTTGTTTTCGTTTAGATCTTCAACAACCCATCCGTCTTTGGTCATAAGCGCCTCTTTCCCTGTCATATTTTCCATCATATTCTCCATTTTGGGCTAGATGCCTCTGTTTCTCTAGTTGGACCCGGATCATCTTTTACCAAAGGGTCTTTAGGTGCTTCTGGGAACATTCCTTCTCCGGCGGGATAGTCGTATTTTGCATATCGATTATCAAGCTTTTCTTTTTCTGCTCTGAATACCTTAATCATTTCAGCATTATACTCATCACCGTAAAAATCTTCTGCTTTCACATCTTCTTCATCTTCATAAAAAGGATCATTGAGCTTAGCTTTCTTATCCTCATCAGGCATGAACATCGCTTCTTCATCTTCTTGATCTTCAATTATGTCATCTGCTTGATCTAGTAGAGGATCATGTTCGCCTCTAACTACTAAGAATTTCTCGGAAACTCTAAACAGTTGCCTAATCTCTTCTTTTAGAACTGAAGAAGGTACCGGAAAACCAACGACGATGTCCATGATCCAAATCTCCGTATTCTTAATTTCAGCGAAATCTGTCGGATTCGTTTGGAAGATGGTTTTTGACAATGGACCTACGTCCTTTAGATCATATTTTCGTAGATGGCGTTCCAGTCTATCTTGATCAACAGACTTTGGTTCGAAGGCAAATTTCAATCTGAACCGATGTTCTTTCTTCTGTCTGATTAAATAATCTTCAAGTTTCTTCATTCGCTAATCCTTCAAATAAACTGTTTTTATTATTTAGTCATCCTCTAGGATACTGTCCCGATCATCATCGATGTATTCACCATCTCCGTCAACCGTTCGTTGTCCTATCTCTGAATTTTGCTTCTTCTCAAGTAAATCAAGACGACGTTCTTTAAGACGGAGATCAATTGCCTTCAATTTTCTTTCTACTTTGATTTTAAGTGCGGAAAGCTGCGTGTTCTTGAATCGTTCAGCTGCACTGACGATCTCCGCAGTATATTTTGTCTCTACACTCAACCCTAAATCAAAGAGATCTTTAAATGCTTCGTGTGATTCTTTTGCAATCTCATTCATCTCCGAATCAAATTCTGGATCTTCATCGATCATCAACGCTTGGTCTAGATTTCTGTATTCTTGAAGAGCATTTTCAACCTCTTCTTCGTTAAACTCTTCTTCAGATTCATTCTCTTTTTCGTGCAAAATCTTTAGAGCTTTCTTTACTCTATCCAAGTCATTCATTCCAAGGCTTTCTGCCATTTTTTCAGTCATATTATTTCCTTGCTCTTCCAAATAATCTATGTTCATGCAGTACTTCGAATTCTAATCCGGCTCTCTGACAGAATTTAATAGCCGCTTGCCATTTTGCTCTATTCATTATCAAATTAACTTTGTCCCATTTTGATTTAGCATGTTCCATCATAGTTTCTTTCAATGGTTTAATCTCGAGAAGTTTATTCTGGATTACTCCATCTTTGTTCAAATAACGTACCAAGAAATCTGGGAAATATTTCGCTGGTCTATTTTTTACTGGATTAAAATAAGGTATTGATATGACTTCTGATCCCCATTGAATAACTTCTGGATGTTCATCTAAATAACGCATGAAAGAAGTTTCCCAACTTGAGCGACTTGTAATCTTTCCAGTGTTTAGACATTTTTTTGGGTTTTTTGGTATAAATTCATGAGTTTGATACTTAGTCATCTTTTATCCAAATAGGTTTCTAACTGCTCGACTAACTGTATTTATCACTGAAGAAGATCGAGAACCTGTAAGAGTAGACGCCTGAGATACTGCGCCTTGCCAACTATTCGGTAAACGAGTGTTCCTCAATCGAGGAGGTAGGACTCTATTGGCTATGGTCTGGATAGCTTGGGCAGGTGATTGTCCGATAAGGCCAGCAATGGTTTCTGCGTCCTGTGCCAGCGACGTCCCCCGATTCGGGTTGGCGTCGGTTCCAGAAACGAATGAGTTACCATTTGAAACGAATCTAACCCCGACTTTTTCTGCTATCTCTGGTGTGATTTTTTCATTGATGAGATCACGCCCTTCAAATCCTGGAAGCTGATGAGTCACCCCTTCATATTCAAGCGTAACCGTAGTCTCTGATATGGCTTCTTCGGTGATGTCTCGTGGATCCATTTCGAAGCTTGTGATTTTTGGATGAATTAAATTATAGACCGTAAATCTATCATTGTAGAATTCATATATGTCAAGTTGCTTGAAGAAGTATGATGTTTCTCCATCACCGTTATTAGATGTGCTTAGTCCCCAATTCGAAGCAGATGCTTCGAACGTAGAAGAAACCGTATCATACGCCCACGACGTCGACGCATCCTTATTCTGGAAATCTCCGAAATAGAAGCGTCTATATTCATTGAAGACTTTCAATGCAGTATTGTCAACATCATCATAATAGATGACACGAACAGATTGGTATTTGATTTTTCCGTGAACTACTCTTGGTTTGTTATATTGATTATAAGTCTGTGTCTCGATATCAAATTGTGGACGATCAATTGTCCTAACCATCAACGGCATTCTTTTACCGACTATGTCAGAAACGTTGGCATTAGCGTTAATGCCTCCACCTAGAATAAATTCAGCAAAGAAAAATGTTTTGGGTTTTGGACGAAGCCAGTTATCACCTGATAACCCAAAACGATATACTGCATCAGTCGACGGACGCGGAGTCCTTGCCATTGCTGACTCCTCCTAATCTATTAGTTGATCGCGTCGAGCGGTGTTGAACCTGGATCCAAGACAGTCTGACTATCAATGTCTAGTGTTGCATTATCGAAACGAATTGTAGATGTGATAATACGTGCTTCAGATGACGTATAATCCATATCACCGAAATTCAGTGCTTGAATGAAACATCCTTCAACAAACCATTCTGAAGTAACTCCATCGACGGTGCCATCCATCGTCTGAATGTTCATTGAGAACTTATAAGAACCAGCAGCTCTTTCACCTACCTGATTGAAATGATCGAATTGTTTCTGCTGTTGTTCTGCAAATGAACGTAGAACTGAACTATCGGTGATATCACGTACGACTAGTTCAATCGGTTGCCATTCATATTTTCCAGCGTAATATGCTCTAGAGTTATATCCATGCACGACCTGTTCTTCGAAATTAATGTTTGGAAGGCCAACAGTGTTGGTTTCCAATGTCACCGAATTAGAAGAGTTTCCCCCTGCACCAAATTGAGAAAGAAGCACACGAAAACGGTGCTTCTGGACCGGCTGCTTCATACCGATAGCAGTGCCGTTTAATGGAACGCCAAAACGTCCGAGTGTTCTTTCTGCCATGTCATCCTCCTGTGGTAGAACTTGTTATTCTTATTTAGTCTACAACAAAGGAGAATATCGATTTACTTCTGGATTAAAGCATAAACACTTACACCATCATTTGATAAACCTGGACGCATTTCCCATTGACCACCACCATTATAGAACGATGTAAAGAATTTAGCACCGAACGACGAAAGAAAAATTTCCCAGGTGTCTTTATTGTATTCGGCCACGTGGAATGGATTATTTTCTCCTTTCCAAATATCGAACTGGTCAAGATACGTTTGACCAGTAAGATTCACTGTTCCGATAACGACGTTTCGTCGTGAAAGATTCAAAAAAGATTCCATAATCCCATGATGATGAATATAGGGGACATGTTCGATAGTTTCGAAACTGAAGATAGTATCATATAGCCTGTCTTCAGGAATTTTCAGAATGTCCATCTTTTCTACATTCGGTCCTTTGGTTTCGAAATCACCTGATCGAACATCATGCCAATTTTGTTGAAGAATAGACAACTGAGGATTATTCCCACACGCTAAATCCAAGACCGATCGAGTTGGCCCACCTAGCATCCAACTGAAATATTTGTAAGGAAATAATAACCAATCATCAATCTGATAAGGTGCTCCACCTTCATTTCGTTCTGTTGCTTCTTGCATTTAAATTCCTAACGCTTGACGAATCAAGTCTACTGATATTGTGTCACCTTTATATCTAGGTCCTGATATTTTTGTGAATTCGACATTTTCTTCTTCCAGCATTGTTATGATACCTTGATCGATATGTTTTGCTTCTTCTTCGGTTTGATTTCTACCAACCGGATCATAAGGCACCGTTCGCTCTAGGAGAAAATTGATATTCTCGTAATGATTCCACACTTCAAAAATAAATTTTTTATAGAATTGAGGAAAATAATCTGGTGGAACGTAGTGGATTCCTAGTAATAAAGGACTGTCAGAAACTATCCAGTCAATTTGTTCTTTTAATCTCCAAAGACGACGATTCTGATTCGCGACGATATAAAGCTGATCTTCTAATTTAGCAATATTCTTATCCCAAGTCACGCTTTTGGCATATTCTTCGGGGGCTTCTGCCCTAAATCCTCTCATCTTTAAATAATATGTGACACCAAGAGCAGTGGTTGATTTCCCTAAACCCGGCCCACCAAAAATATTTATCACTTTGGCTGATTGTTTCTGTCCAGCTACACTCTTTTCCCATTGATTATTTTCCATGATTTCCTTTTAAAGTTTTCCAAAATCTGTCATATTTTTTTGTTCTTGTGAATAGTAAACTTCATATGATTCATTGAATATTGCTTCTTTACATGAATGTTTTTCACCGTCGAAAGTGATAATATAATCACCTGGTGTCACCCACTACTCTCCATACTCACTTCCTACCACGTCTATTCGCCCTATTATTCCTAGAGTAGTGTGTTTAATCTCAGTCACATTATCTACCTCTTCACCTGGCCACCATTGCTCAGCAAAGAGAGGAATCGACTTCTTGACAAACATTCCTTTCTTGGGTAATTTATTCATTATTCTCCTACTATTTCAGTTGCTTTTCCAATGTCGTATAGAAACATGGTGACTGGACTATTCCATTGTTCCGCAAATACCAAAGCAGAATAGACAGTGGTTCCTAGAAGTTCTTCGTAGGTGATTTCCTCTGACCAGTCAAATTGAGCAGCGTCTTCAATGTCATTGTCGTGACAAGAAGGCTCAAAGATACAGTCGCATCGGGTATCGTAGCTGTTTGTACGCTTATCGATAATATTTGCTATTGGCATGAGGTTCTTCCTATCTATATGATAATCATAACAGATTGGGGAGCATAAGTCAAAATAAAAGGGGAGGACCGAAGCCCTCCCCGAGTTTTGTCTAATTCAATCTTTTATTATAGTGTACCAGTATTCACAATTCGAATTGGAATAAAGATGAAGTTGATTGATTTTTGTGGTTCGATTGCACAATCAAGCCACAACTCGTTCCTATCAATTCTGGTTGGAGTATTATTTTGCAAAGAACAAACCGTAACGAAGTCATACATTGCTTCCTTGGAAACCAAGTCTGCTAGGTAACGATCAACGGCATCTTTGAAATCAATTCGTGTCGCATTATTATTAAGTTCAAAGAAGTATGGACGAGAAATCCTGTCAAGATCTGTTCTAATCTGAACTGTCAAACGTGCAACATTTTCACGATCAAGGGCAGATGCTGTGTTGTGCATCGTCTTGTCACCCCAGACAACCAATCCTGCACCAGGCAAGAACGTATGTGGGTTGATATTGTTATCGTAAATTACATCACGAAGTCCTTCAGACATCAAAGTTGATTGGTATTCACCTTCACTTGTAAGGAAACCTACAGAAGCTGCGTTGCTAATAACGCCGCGACGCAGGCCAGCGGCTGATTTCCATGGATAGGAAACGCTATCGGAGAACGCAATTGTGCGCATCTTGACGGCCGACGGTGGAATCATAACCTCGGATCCATCTAAGTTTGTTCCAAGTGCCCAAGGATAACCCATTGTGCTATACGTGTAACGAGTTGTTCGACCAATTTCTCCATTACTTGCAGCATTGTTGACATTAGTTGCCCAATTATTGATAGCTGTTCCGTTCGGTGCTAGACGCATTGGAGTATCAGAAACGATAAATGCTGTTTCCTTTCTATCGATATTTAGAGTTTGAAGTTCGTCTAATAGTTCGACGTAACCTGGAGCAGCGATCAAATTATAACTGATGAACTCAGAACGGATATCTTCGTTAGCGGCAACGGCTGCAGCAAGTGCCTGCACAATAGAGGCACGCTGTGCTTTGTAACCACCATACATCGAACCGTCCAATTGGTTACCGGAGGAATTAATCCAACGATCAACGCTTGGGTTTCCAGATTCTCCTGGATTAGTAAACGTTGTTGATTGACCAACGGTAAAGGTTGTTCCTGAAAGCTGGAAATCAGCGCCAGAGCCTAAACCAAAATAAGTTGGTTTATATTCCTTTACATTCTGTGTACTTAAACGAGTATTAAACAGTAAGAAACCTGCTGGATAAAGCTGCGGATCAGGTGCATCTGGATCGACGTAATCTGAAATCACTAGCTCATCACCATCAGTACTGAAGGCCGTATGAGTTGAAGAAGTGTAGCTTGGACCAGCGTTTTCACGAGCATCATCAAAGATAATACCAAATGGAGTGGATTGATCTGTCTTATCAATTGCGGTCCAATCCGAAATGCTCGTATCATAACGATATAGAGCAGGATAATTGTCTACATCTGAACTGTCTAACCAAATATCCCCGTTGATTAATGCTCCACCACCCGGTGTTGCTTGAGTCGTTGGTTTGGAAGCAGAAATCTGAACACCTTCTGGGTCGAAGTTTGCATTGTCGTTTACAAGACCAACCCATTTCGTTCCGTCAGATACTAACAGGTCGACCACTAAACTGTCATCAAACCATAGAGTGCCTTCAGGTGCAGCGGCTGATGGTGCAATAGATGCTGCCTGGTAAGTCAATGCTGCCCAGTTTGATTTTTGACCTTCAGTATGACCCGAGTCAACTAATGGAGTGCTAGTTATTTCTGCTAGAACGAAAGCTGACCCATCAAGTGAACTGATTCGTAAAGCATTTCCACCGGTGATTGCGGTTTCTGTTGCTTCAAATCTACTGCTGATTCCTGCTGTTGAGAAAGCTGCGTTAATATCAATTACTGTCTGAGAATAGCTGTTCGTTTCACCCGTTAGAGTAATGGTAATCGTCGCTGCTGTTCCGCTTGCGTTGTATTTGAAACTGAACTGATCAGAAGCTGTTACGGTATTTGCCGTATCGTTTACCGTTCCGTCAACATTAAAAGCTGCAATGGAAGCTAAACGACGGAACACCTGCTGTGCATCACCGTTTTCATCTGGATCATATTGAGTGTAAATATCACCGATACCTAAACCAGTACCGTAAGCAATTTCTGCTTCGATGTCACCCGCATACCAATTATTGACTTCAGTTGTAAATTGTGCAGTAGAAGAGTTGAACTGTTTGATAACCCAATCTACTCCATTGTTTGGAGTAGTGGTTTTAATCCAATACGCGTTAGAAGTGGATCCAGCTGGAACACTGCTATGCTTATTGTAATAAAGAGTGACACCTAACGTCGTCCCTTCAACGTGTCCAGCTAATGTCCATGCTCCCGTTCCATCTGCAAGGACGATGTCAGCGCCTGTTGAATCTGTTAGGACCAGAGTATCACCGCCAGTGATTGAAGCACTAACCCCGGTTGAACCAGTGATTGCATCGATCCGAGTCTCAACTTCAGAAAGCGTATCTGCGGTCATTGTAGAGGTTGTTGCTGTACCAGAAGAACCGGTGACCGTTAGCGTCAAACCATTAAGTCCAGTTGTTGCTGGAGTAGAAACTGCTGTACCAGCAACAACAGTTGGATGAGCCGCTTTCCACGCCGTAGAACCAACGATTTCCCAGGTTCCTGCGTTCTTTTCATATAGATAATTGTTTGTCGTTAAGGTAACCAGCGCTAGATTGCCATCTGCACCATATGCATCTAACGGAATGTTTCCACCATCGACATCAGACGACGTTGGAAATTTAATAGATGAAGCTGCATCCCAGGCTAGTCCCGGTGTCGCCGAACCATTTGAACGGAAGATACCAAGAGTAGTTGAAGCCAAATCCCACCAATAAGTTCCATTTGTTGGATCAGCTGTTGGCTCAATTGCAGTTGCCTGAAGTTGGGTGGTGTTGATGTTTGCGCGAAGAGCATATGCACGTGATGCGATTCCAAGATAGGAATGCATTGCCCAAAGTCCCCATTCATTAAGTTCAGAACCCTGAACAATTGTACCAGAATCTTCTGTGAAGGACGGGACACCAAATTTGCTTACTGCGTCACTTTGTGAAGTTACTAATTGAAGGACTTCCGCAGTTGCTGCTGTCGTAGCAGAGGCAACTGAAATTGCATCTTCAAGTAATTTATCTTGTGCAGTGACGAAAACAAAAAGAGGAACTGTTCCCTGTCCAGCATCAACGAATTGTGATTCATCCGTTACGGTAATTGTCGTCTTTACAGATGCCATGTTCTTTTCTCCTATCGAATTAGACTAGAAATAGAGTTGATCCATTCTACTCTTATTTAGTGACAAAAGGAGAAAACTGAGGTAAATCCAATTACCTTTTTGCTAATTGAGCCGCACAACCCTTCAATGAGGCTAAAGACAAATTATTAAAAATTATGAAGTCAGGCATATCGATTCCAATCCATTCTGATTCCGAAGGATGAATATTTTCTGCAAGCCATTCTCCGTGATGAATTAATTCTTGTTCATCTACTTCGACTTCTGCACCATCCTTCCACATATTATATTGGATTGTCTTTTCCCAATGTTCCGGAAGATCGCCTCTTTGAACCCGAACTATAATTCCACCTAATTTTTTAATCAATTGAATTTCGTTTGCAAAACGAACATCTGGTATCACAGCTCCAACAACACTTTCACCGTCTTCTGTTACTGCTTTAACTTCATGTTGAAAATCCAACATTTTTTTCTCAAGACTGGCGACCCAAATATCTTTGCCAAAAACATCTCGACCAGCTTCAGTTCCAAGCAATTGCAAAGCAAGACGAGGAGTAAAGTTTGGTTTTCCTAAACGTTCTGCCCAAAATTCATCTACCTGTTCTCGCCATTTTCGAGATTTTTCAGTGTCACCTTCAAGGAGACTACGAGACCAACCGAACATAACAGCAGCCGAATCCTTCAATGCGTCTGCGAAACTCATCTTCAAAAATCCATGGTCTTGAATAATACATTCTGCAAGCGTCCCTTTTCCTGAACTGATTAGCCCGGTAATTCCGATGATCTTCATCGTTCCTCCTATTAAAGTTTCAATTATGATAAATCTTTAGAAGCCTGAATGCAATATTAAAACAAACCGGCCTGACAATAAATCCCGATTTCTTCTTTCAATGGTTCTTGTAAGTCTTCAAGATATCCTTCCCAAGGAAGATCGAGACCACCGAAATTAGTGACACCTATGAAATGAGTAGAGTCGTCCACTTCTAACACTCTACCAACCTGAGCCACCCCTCCTCTTTTCTGCTGTTCATTGAATTGTTTTCCAGGCATCATACCTGCTTCGATGTTTGGGACATAAATCGTATCACCCGGCGATGGAACCATAACTTCCTCCTTAGTTGAATACCGAAACAATAGCTTCAAATCCTTTATCGCTTAAATCCCGGGAACCAATACCAGTCCACTTCCCTGTTGGCTTGGGAGGAAACTCAATATAAATCCATTTCCCATGTCCATCCGGTAAATAATTCCATTGATTCCAGTGATTTTGTTTTTGATCAAAAACAAAGATTTCAGAGACTTTAAGATTTAATGCCATCTCAATCGCCCAGGCGGTTCCACCGTCAACACCAGAGCGAGATTTGGAAAATGGGGAAAGACCAGATACTGCATAGACCTTGTTGGTGTCTCTGACTTGATACCAGTTTCGTCGTAACAGATTCATAATCCAAGGCTTTTTGTATGGAAGTTTTCGTTTGAGAAAAATAGCTGCTTTCTGCAGATAGACATCAGCTTCTTTGAGTTCGGTGTCGTTAAGAATGCGAATGTTTTCTCGTGTTCCTGGCTTATGACCAACGAAAGAATAATGAACGACCTGATGCCCTAATTCTAAGGCTGCTAGTCCCCACACGCTGTCTGCGCCTTTTGCACCACCCGAAAAACAAATATCCATATCTTAATATAACACGTCTTCTCAATTAATCAATTAATCTTTTCGTTTTCTATGTCAATTCTAACAGAGCTCGTTGTATAGTTTAGTCGTACTCTTCTGCTGAGCTCGACGAGAATAGCTCTAAGAGCCTTATCCGTGAATCCAGCCTAATGGTGCCGAACCATCGACAAAATTCTTGAGGTCTTCCAATAGGTTAGCCTTCTCTTCTGATGACTGTGCAAGCAAATCGGTGCCATTTAAGGTCGTACCACCAGAAGGTCCAGCGATCTGACTGAATTTTGAACGGATCTGACCTTCAATTGCCTTGGCTTCAGCTAGTGCATAATCTTCAATCCATGGCCTACAGTATGGATCGGTTAACAGTTCTTCGTCTGTCACCTTCTTCCAACACCAAAGGAGAACCTCTTCAGCGTCTCTTGGCAGTTGCATGATGGTTAGTTTCCGATTGCGAGGTTCCCAACTGAAATTGATATACATGCCGAACATTTTGCCGGCAGTTTCAAGATAGTTATGATAAAGCTCAAAGGTTAACAATCCACCTGAACGTCCTGCCTGAAGAAGATAAACGTTCGTGTATGCTACAGAGAAAGGATCGATTTCCGCTCCCCTTGATGCATTCTGTGAATAACCTCTTCGGAAGATCTGTCTAATCTCGGTGATTTCGTCGGGGAGAGTGTAGGTCTGGGTGTTCGCGGTGAGTGTAAAGACGACGTAACATTCTTCCGCCGCATTTTCCGCACGTTGACGATAAACCGAAAACGCTCTGGCGATGGCTGTGTCCATTTGCTTATCATTCATATGAACTTCGATTTCGCCTCCACCGAGACGATTAAAAATCTGGTCCGCTACTTCGTGCCGCAATGATGATTCCTGTGCCATTCTGATCTCCAATTTTCCTATTGTTATTTATTGATCAGCCAAAGCAGATCAGAGAACTTTATTTGAAAGTTCTTAGGAACACCATCTCGTTTCTCGTTCGCCCGGTAGTTCTTTGGGGTTTCGCTGCGAGATCTCCAACAACCAATGTCACCCTCTTTTCAGTGGCATCCACCAAAGACGGGATGCAATCTTGTGGCTTTCGAACCGTCTTCTGGAAGCTTCTTTCTTCGTCAAAATTCTGAAGCGTGGTTCCACTAAAGGTTAGCTTCTCACCTTCTGTCGCTTTGAACACTGTCACCTGACGACGCTTCGTATCGTATGTTACCAAAACTCGAGAACCAATAACCTCTGCTGGATCCAGACTCGTAATACCCAAAGCATTAAACTCGGCCTGAAACTTGACGCTCTGAGTCAGCTTCTCAATTCGCTGACTTTTCTTCACGGCCTGGGTTGCCATCGCCTTCTTGCCGCTGACCAATCCTTTCAAGATGATTTCAACTGTTCGAGCAAGATCCTTGACATTCTTTTTTTGCTTTTCTGTTAACCACGAATAAGCTTCGGTGATGTCTTCATCGGAATCGATCTGAGCCAGTTCGTTCGACAGTTCTTTGAACCTTTTCGCGGTATCGTTGATCTGTTTCCGAGATGCACCGCTCATCTTGACGATGCGGGACACTGACGTGATCTCATCTTTATCTTCAAGCGTTGCAAAAAGGATGTCTTCGATGTCTGAGACCAATCCCCATGCAACTAATTTGTTCTTCATCTCCTTCGAAATTTCTTTCTTTTCGACTACCTTGATCTTGGGTGTAGGTTTCTCTTTCTTCTTCTTAGGAACCACCCACTTTTCATATTTCTGTGTTTCGATATCAGTCGATTTTATTTCCAAGGGTTCCCGTTTCAGGAATTCCGGGATTTCAAACAAAACTGTAGTCGACATTTTCGTCTCCTTTTAATTGTAAATTTTATATTAACACATATGGGCGTCATTGTCAACATAAATAAAGATATGAAGATCAAAGAAATTATGGAATCCTCATTGGATTGGCGTTATCATTCTACCAAAGATTACAACCATGACGATGTCTTGGCTGATATCGAGGCTGAGATGAAGAACGATATCAAACAATCCGAGGAAAGCAAAAAAGAAACGCAGAAAATGAAAAGGAAGGATAAGCCGGAGACTGCGAAGCCAGCTGGCCCAGTGTCAAATCATCCAAATAAATCAAACCCAAACGCTGGACCTCTTTCTGCACCAATGAACTTCGGCGGACTTGGTTGAAAAAAGACCGCCCCGAAAGGCGGTCAAAGTCTACGGAGTTAATTCGTCTTAGCTCTTTGGACGCAAGAGTGTTACTTCTGCAATGTCCATCCAATCTTCGTCCGTAGCAACGAACTGTGCCAATTTCAATGCCGTACGACAACAAAGAGTCCGGAGGTTAGCAGAGTTTTCTTTCAACCAATCTATTGCCAGTTTAACTTCACCTTTGCTCAATCCCTTGCTGTAAAGCATTGGAGTGTTAAAGGCCAAGTCTTCCACCCGCGCCATAACCGCCTTGCGATCATGCAATGCGAGATCCAAGTATACCGAACGACTGATCAATGCTTCCATGTGCGGGGCCATTGCCTTCCCGGCATCAATGATCGATTGGAAGTTGAGGTTAGTAATGAAAATCACTGTACCATCAAAACGGAACTTCTGAGGAATGCCTTCTTTCTCCAATGACAGTGAATCCGTATTCCACGAAATCCAACGTTCTTCGCTGCTATCCAAAGCACCCTTCAAAACGTTCATCGCTGTATCGTCTGCAAAAATGTCATCACAATCATCGATTACAACCACTGCACCTTTGTCACTGTTTTCAAACAGCTTCTTAAACAAGCCAATTGCACTCATGCGACCCTTGATGTGATCGAAACGAATCATGCCGTCTGCTTCGGCTGCTTTCAACATCCGCTCTGTACCGTAAGTCTTACCTACGCCAGGAGCGCCAGCGATGATCAATGATTTGATTGTACCGTTAATAACACCCGAAGTCATGCGCTCCATAATGTTAAACCGTTTATTGATACGAGCAAGAATGTCTTCGTATGATTCCGTGGAAACTGCTTCCATCACGTTTTCCTGTGCAACGTTAATCCGAATCGTCTGTGTACCGTGCTTAACTGTCACGTGACCACCCTGTGGTTTCGTATTCGACTGCCAATCCTTAACGAGAATGAATTCACCGTTCATTTCTTTACCGCAAAAAACACCGTTTTTAATCGTTACGTTCGTCATTTGCTAACTCCGTTTGTTTGTTATTACTTGTATATAATAACATTAAACAGGAAATTGTCAAGCGAATAATGCAGAAAAACTACTCTGTAACCTATTGAAAAATAACAGAACAGAAGAAAAATTGAAGTTTTTTGAGACCAAAAAGAGGGTTCTTTGACTATCAAAGAACCCTCTTCGAAAGTTCGAATACTGCTTAGACTAGGAGTTCAACCTTGCCTTTTCCAGCCCAACGTGCCGACGCACCGCGTTTACAACGCTTCCGAACGGCCGATTCCGAGCAGTTGAAGTAGTCAGCCGCTACTTTTAGTTCTACAACATAACCAACCTTTGGTGACGAATCTGGCTTATTCTGCCTATCATCTCGCTCATTTTTTCTCTATTTCTTTCAATTTATTCTTGATAGTAACATCATTCCAGGTTTTGTTAAGCTTTATTTTACAAAAACTTCGAGCTTTTTGATTTCTTCTTGTGCCCAAGCACGCATGTGTTCTTTGGCTTCGGATTCATCATAAAAAAAGTCTTCGCCGTACACCGACGTATTCAATTGACGATGATCTTTGTCACCAATTACGCTAATCGTCTTGTCGCCACTGAGACTATATTTCAAGAATCCATTGTGCGTAACTTCAATTTCGTCAATCGTGTGTTTTGTGATGCCGGTTTTCCATCCACGGCCAGAATTGATATTGGCGACCCAAACCGGAGTACCGACAGGCATGATTTCTGTGATGCCTGCTTGTAGTTCAATTTCATCTGGAAGTGCTTCTACTTTGATTTCAAAATCGCAATCCATCTTATCCTTCAATTCTTTGAGCCAATCATCGATCTGTTTGATTTGGCGGCGGCGATACGGCGATGGATTGTGTGCGTACCGCTGTTCGGCCATACGATCACGAATGTGATCAACTTCGTTGTATTGTACTTGCATGGATTCTTTTGAATCTTTTTTCGCTTGTTTCATCGCGCCGATGAAATCCGTGCCTTCATTTCCAAAAACTTCAACTACCTTATAGGTCGCAGGCCGATGATTTCGCAGTCCAGGAACATCAGGTCCATTAGGCAATTTAACGTGTTGATCATACCGGGTTACAAACGAAGAACCGAGTACCTTCTTGATTTCGTTGGTCAACATATCTTTTTCTCCCTTTCAATTTCTCAATATACATTATAATAACACATCACTAGAAAAAGTCAAGTGATTAATGCTTTTATTGTTAGGAATTCTTCTCGATTACCTGATTCCCAAGCTTTTTTCAACGAGGGATCCTCTTCACCCATTTCAGTTGAATAGATGAGTTTATTGTATTCCCACCATTCTTTGGATCCATTTGATCGTAAAATTGCCGGACCCTGTTCACGATGACGTTTTCCATTCAGATACCATTTTTTGGTTCCATTTGGCCTTTCAACAGCTGGGCCATCTACTCTATGGAGTTCTCCATCTAACCACCATTCTTCATATCCACCTGGCCAAATAAAAGCTGGGCCTTGTTCACGATGTCGTTTTCCATTCAGATACCATTCTTTAGATCCATCTGGTGATATAACAGCCGGACCATCTTCATTTTGGCGTTCTCCATCTTTCCACCATGCTTTATATCCACCTGGTGATATAACAGCCGGACCTTGTTCATGATGGAGTTCTCCATCTAACCACCATTCTTCATATCCATCTGGTGAAATAACAGCGGGGCCATCTTCACGATGGTATTTTCCAAATAGATACCATTCTTTAGTTCCATTTAACCGTTCAACCGCTGGACCATCTTCACGATGGAGTTGTCCATCAAGTAACCATTCTTTAGATCCATCTTCAAGTTCACTCATTGTTGGTTCACCGGTCATGAGATCAAAGCCTTCACAGTATCGAATTCTTCTCTTGAACCGAATTTCCAAACTTTCTTCAACGTAGGATTCTCTTCACCCATTTCAGTTGAATAAATGAGTTCATCGTGTTCATACCATGCTTTATATCCATCTGGCCATATAACAGCAGGGCCATCTTCACGATGGAGTTGTCCATTCAGATACCATGCGTTGAAT